ATGGTTCTGGAGTTAGAATTGGTTATGGAGTAACTGTTGGTATTTCTAGTGTTAGAGCAACAGGTGCTGGTTCAACCCAGGTATTCTCTGGATATGTTAAAGGAATTATCACTGGGGTTACTACTGCTTCAGGATCAAGCAGCATTGATATTAAGATTCTCTCCAGAGTAACAACTGGTGGAGTAGAAACTGAAATTGCATATGCAGAGAACGATAGATCTAGTTCATTTGCAGCAGGTGATACTCTTCACATCATCCCATCTTCAGGAATCGGAACTACATCCTTCACAGTATCTGCAGCAGTAGATTGGTACGATCAACAAACTCTTGGATTGGTTAATAGCACAGTATACTGGAAGTCAATTGCACCAAAACCAGTTACAAGTGGATTTGCTGCTGAGAGAAGCTGCAAGAATGATGCACTACACGTTGCAATCTTTGATGATGAAGGTAAGGTTACTGGTATTCAAGGAAACTTACTAGAAAAGCATATCAACTTATCAAAAGCAACTGATACTGTATCTGCAATCAATTCTCCACAGAAAGTTTTCTGGAAAGATTATATTGCAAACTTCTCATCTTATGTTTTTGCTGGAGCAAATCCATCTGATGAATATGATAGTCAAAATGATACTACACCAGTAGTAACAGGATTCACAACCTACAGTGGTGTAGCATCTGCATCGTTCACACCATACGATCTAGCAGATGGTGTTTGGAATCAGGCTTCCCAAGGAATTATCTTTAATGCTATTGGTAATGTTACTTATGCACTATCTGCTGGTGCAGATTATGGTGCAAATAAGGGCATGAGAGCAACCCTTGGTAATATCATCACTGGATACTCATACTTCTCAAATAAAGATGAGATTGAAGTTGATTTCATCATCAACGGACCTTCAATGCCTACTCTTGAAGAATCGCAAGCGAAAGCAAATTATACAATTTCTCTTTCAAATGGAAGAAAAGATTGTGTTACTGTCGTTTCAACCCACAGAGGTGATGACGGTAAGGGAATCTTGGGAATAACAAATTCCGATACACAAACCAACAATATCATCAAGTTCTTCAGTCCACTTCCTTCTTCATCATATGCAGTATTTGATAGTGGATATAAGTACATGTACGATAGATTCAACAATCAATTCAGATATATTGCATGTAATGGTGATGTTGCTGGTCTAATGGTCAGAACAAACTTAGTAGCATATCCTTGGTTCTCTCCTGCTGGTCAGCAAAGAGGAATTTTAAATAATGCTATCAAGCTTGCATACAATCCAAACAAAGCACAAAGAGACCAACTATACCCAAGAAGAATTAACTCTATTGTTAATCAACCTGGTTTAGGAATCTTACTCTTCGGAGATAAGACTGCTCTCGGATATGCATCAGCATTTGATAGAATTAACGTTCGTCGTCTGTTCTTAACTGTTGAGCAAGCACTGCAAAAAGCAGCTGAAGCACAACTATTCGAACTGAATGATCAGATCACCAGAGCGAACTTTGTAAATATTGTTGAACCTTACTTAAGAGATGTTCAGGCAAAGAGAGGTGTTTATGACTTCTTAGTAATTTGCGATGAGACAAATAACACTCCAGATATTATTGATAATAATGAATTTAGAGCGGACATCTTCCTGAAGCCAGCTAAGTCTATCAACTTCGTAACTCTAACTTTCGTAGCGACCCGCACGGGAGTAAGTTTTGAAGAAGTTGCTGGTAGAGTTTGATAATTATCGCTAATTAAAACTAGGAGGATTTAAAAATGTCAACCTTAAGAACAATCTCTGATTTCAAAACAAAACTAGCTGGTGGTGGTGCTAGACCCAATTTATTTGAGGTTTCTATCCCTACTTTCCCAGAGGCTGCTGGTGGTAATTCAACCTGGACTTCAGGTGCAGGTGGGGAAGCAGAAGCTTTCAATTTCCTTTGCAAAGCAGCTGCTCTCCCAGCATCAAACATCGCACCAATCGACGTTCCATTTAGAGGACGTATTCTAAAAGTTGCTGGAGACAGAACATTTGATACCTGGACTGTTACAGTTATCAATGATGAGGACTTCAAACTCAGAACCGCATTTGAGCTATGGATGAATGGTATCAGTAAATTGGATAACAATACTGGTGCTACTAATCCAACTTCATATATGACCAATGCAGTTGTTCATCAACTTGGAAGAGGTTATGATAAGGGTAGAGAGTCTACCTCAAATAGCCCATCCTTAGGTGGATCTGGTGCCCAACCATTGAGAACATATCTCTTCTATGATATCTTCCCAACTAATGTATCTCAGATTGATTTATCATATGATTCTTCAGATACAATTGAAGAGTATACCGTTGAATTCCAAGTTCAGTACTGGACCGTTGGTTCTGATCAAACATCTGGTGGTGCAAACGATCAAAATGGTACTTTAATTGCTTGATAAATATAACTAAGGTATACGTTTTATTTTAGTAATGTCTAAATTATTTGGATTTTCAATAGAAGATAATTCAAAGAAATCACCTACTACAGTATCCCCCGTTCCTCAAAATAATGAGGACGGGGTTGATCATTATTTGACTAGTGGTTTTTTTGGATCATATGTAGATATTGAAGGAGTTTACAGGACAGAATTTGATCTAATCAAAAGATATCGGGAGATGGCTTTGCACCCCGAAGTTGATAGTGCTATAGAAGATATTGTTAATGAAGCAATTGTATCAGACACTAACGATGTTCCTGTAGAAATTGAATTATCAAATTTAAATGCTAGTGACGGAATAAAGAAAAAGATAAGAGATGAATTTAAAACTATATTAGACATGCTTGACTTTGATAAAAAGTCTCATGAAATTTATAGAAATTGGTATGTTGATGGAAGACTTTATTACCATAAAGTTATTGACTTGAAAAATCCACAAGAAGGAATTCAAGAACTAAGATATATCGACGCATTAAAAATGCGTTATGTTAGACAGCAAAGAAAAGATAAGAAAAATGATGGGTTGGTTAGAAGAAATCCAAATGATGAAACATTTGTTTTTCCAGAAATAGATGAATATTTTATCTACAATTCTAAGGGGAATAATAGTGCGACATCTCAATTAAATAATACATCCTCAGCAAATAGTGGTGTAAAATTTTCTAGAGATTCTATTACATACTGCACGTCTGGATTAGTTGATAGAAATAAAGGAACTGTATTATCATATTTGCACAAGGCAATTAAAGCAGTTAACCAACTGAGAATGATTGAAGATTCTCTGGTTATCTACAGATTATCTCGCGCTCCTGAGCGTAGAATTTTCTATATTGATGTTGGTAATCTACCTAAGGTAAAAGCAGAACAATATCTTCGTGATGTTATGATGCGGTATCGTAACAAACTTGTATATGATGCATCAACAGGTGAAATTCGTGACGATAAAAAGTTCATGAGTATGCTTGAAGATTTCTGGCTTCCTCGCCGTGAAGGTGGTAGAGGAACTGAAATCACTACACTCCCTGGAGGTCAGAACCTTGGTGAAATTACCGATATTGAGTATTTTAAGAAAAAATTATATCGTTCATTAAATGTTCCACCATCAAGAATGGATGGTGAAGGTGGATTCAATCTTGGAAGATCTTCAGAAATCTTAAGAGACGAACTTAAGTTCACTAAATTTGTTGGGCGTTTAAGAAAGAGATTTTCAAACATGTTTAATGATATGCTGAAAACTCAGCTATTATTAAAAAATATTGTTACTCCGGAAGACTGGGAAAAAATGGAGCAACATATTCAGTATGATTTTCTGTATGATAATCATTTTTCAGAACTGAAAGAAGCTGAATTAATGACTGAAAGATTAAATATGGTTGCTACAGCAGAACCATATATTGGTAAGTATTATTCCCAGGATTACGTTCGTCGTAAAATTCTTCGTCAATCTGATGAAGAAATCATCGAACAAGATATTCTTATTCAAAAAGAAATAGAAGCGGGTATTATTCCCGATCCAAATGCTCCTGTTGATCCGGCAACTGGAGAACCAATTGGTGATAATATTGAAGGAGATTCTGGAGCAGTTCCAGTTGAACCAGAAATAGATGCATCTGATGTTGAAGCATCAGAAATATAAATAAGTCGTAAATTAATTTTAAACCATGGAAGAGTTAGTAGACATGATTATTGGTGATGAATCACCTTCAGATATTAGTGATAAAATTAAAGAAATTTTATTTTCAAAGGGTGCAAATAAGATTGAAGAATTAAAACCAGCTGTAGCATCAACTGTTTTTAATCAAGATATTGAATATGAACCCGAGGAAGATTCCGAAGAAGATCAAGAATAATAAATAACTATTATAATCCCTCATAAAAAAATGAATAGAACTTTAATTCTTGCTGATGAATTAAATTTACCAACATCATCTGGAGCAGCTACAAGTCTTAGTCAAGCTACAGTTGTTCGTCTTGTGAATACCGACACTGCTGCACATATTGTAACTGTTGTTGAAACTCAAGGTGGAACTGGTATTGGATCAATTACTTTACCACCCAATTCAGTTGAACAGGTTGTTAAGGCTTCAAGTTACTGTGTATTTGCGGATAGCGATAAGGTAAGGGGTACTAAAGTAGGATTTACTAACTAAAACCATGAAACTAATCAGAGAAGAAATAGAATCTGTAAATATTCTTACAGAAGAAAAGGATGGGAAAAAATCCCTATACATTGAAGGTGT